CCCAGCAAACGGAGAACAGTAATTTACAGTTATCCACCCGAATTCTTCATCGGGTGTAGACCCTAATTCGGGTATCCACACACGCAATCTTCCGTTTCTTTGAACATCTGATGCATCTTTTATAAACCCCATGTAGAGTCCGTGTAATATTCCAAGACGACCTAACGGTTTACCTTGTTCATTAGATGTCGGTGTCGGTGTTCGTGTTACTGAGTCAATATATGGCATTAGTCGTACTTAGGTGGTAAACCCTGGATTGGGCTTGGAAGTGGTTGAGGTGTATTTGTTGATATTACTACACCTATATTAGGCGCTTTGGCCATGCCTTCTGCAGCAAGAGCAGATGCTTTGTCGGTTACACCTTTGGCAGCAGAAGTAACATTTGCTACAGCACCGTTTACTTTATTCTTGATTTTATCAAGTGCGCTAGGTTTCGCTAACTTCTGGGTTTTAGATGCGGTCGGCGGTATGCTATCAATTGTTGCTTCAGCAGTTGTAGTTTCTGGTGTAGGAACAGCAGCATCGTTTTCTATTTCGTTTGTGAAGTTAGTAATGTTTATCTGAGTATCTAGATAGCATGCAATATCTTGAGTAAATTTTCCAGATTCAAACTTATGAGTAATTTCAGTCACCTTAAAGACACCGCTTAACATTTCTACATCCGTAAACGGATTTGTTGTATCTGGGTTGTCATTTGTGTCGAATATTCTCGGTGTTCTAAATCTAAGTAATAGAAAATTATCAGATCCATATATATTTACGGAATCTCTTGTCTTCATATGCGCTTCTTTTATCCACTCTATTGCTTCTGCTTCCGGTTTTAATGCATTATGTAATCGTGCATCATCGTCGACAACAGGTTGAGGGAATAACCAGAAAGGGTCACCTTTAATAGTTAAATGAATATGCATGAACGAGCTATCTATATTGCTGTGGAGCGCAACGGCAAACATAGTAGAAACTTGTTGAATACCAGAATTACTATTTGATGTTATACCTTGCCCAATCTGCTGTTGATGCATGGAATCAATATAAGTTACAGGGCGAAGTTTACCTTTAATACCTAATAGATAATCGTTATATGCTTCCTTAATACTCTCTTCAGAGGTATTTACATCCGAAATAAACTTTATATCTGTTCCGGCCAACGGCGTGGCCAAACTTTTTGCAAATGGTAACGGTTCAGTTAGTTCTCCCTCAACAGTGAGTCCACCAGAATTTTGAACCTGGTTAAGAAATGCTAACATATCCTTAGGTTTCTGTTTAGATAAAAGGAGATCTCTTAATCTAACCTGCGCCGGGGTTTGCGTTGCAGCGGCAAGTTTTGCCTTTGCTTCTTCAAATTTATCTATCTGATTATCAGATGCACGTAAAGATGTGCCGGTATTTTGAAAGTTTGCGACAGCATTTAGTTTATAGGTAAATGTTGCTTCTTCTGCGGCATTATCCTGATATACCATAGATTTATCAGCCATAGCAGAGTTAACGTAAATGCCGTTCATTCTTGCTAGAGATGTAGCATAGGCATTGTTAAGCTTAATATCGAAATTTATTACCTGATCGTTTAGCCCGGTAAAGATATAATTATACTTCTTCTTCAATATACTTTTCTTCAGGTATGTAGCAAGTCTCTTTCTTTCGGCAGCAGCGGTTATAGGAGGGCTTGTGTTCTGCATAACATTTGATTCTAACACACCTAAATCATATTCTATAACAAAGATAGTAAATTCCTTCGAATAATCGTTTCGCCTTGCGTCAAACTTAATAGGACGAGATTCTGTAATTATTCTCCAGAATTTTTTCATTTGACTTATCTCGGCGGTCATCTTCTTACCTTCTCCGCCGGGTGTAGCAGCACCTGTTAGTGATTCTTGATATTGCTTGGTCTGAGATAACAACGAATCTATTATCTTGTCTATGGATGTTGCTTGAGCAAAGCTTGCATTTTTACCGTCGTAGGAGGTAAAACTACTATTTCTTAAAGAATCTTCGTTGTTATTAGGCATCGAAAATACGTGACCTTTTAACTTACTATCTACAACTATCTTATAAGTATCAGGAATACTGTAAAAACCGAGTAACTTAAATGCTTGGTCTTCATTTAGTTTATCCCGCAGTTTATCCATCGCATCTCCGAAATTTTGTAATTCTTCAAGTACAATCGGATGTTGCATAGTCGAATATGCGTTAGACTGGGCTAATTCGCTATAGATAATTGCAGAAAATTCGTAACGAGTGCCCACTGTAGAAACATTTGCTTTTATATCACGCAATCTTAACGCCCAAATCCATCTTAAGCTTCCTAACTCCCCGGGTGTCCCAGAATCAGCTTCTGAGAAGTCGGGGGTTCGTGCTTTAAATTGTAGCTGGAGGTATATAGGCATTACACTCCAGTTACCGATACCCAAAGCTACGGATTCGTAAAAAATCTTATCAATTAAACCTGCCCCTGCTGGTTCCACTATTTCAAATTTTACTTCTGTAGAAGTGCCTGTACCACATTCAACAGATGGTGTAGTTATTGATCGAATTTCTACCTTGTCTATTGTAAGGTCCGAAACGCCTGATTCAGCAATTATTGTTTGCGCCCCTTGATCAAATATTTTACCTGTTGATGATGCTTCAGTTGTTGTTATGAAGAATTTCCAATGATAGGTAGAGGTGTCATAATTATCTAATATGTTTGATCTGAAATCAGTTGATAGTCTTAGGTCGTCATCTGATGTGGTTGTTACGATATTGTTTGTCTTATGACTAAATTTATAGTCATATCCGTCGGGCTCGTCTTTAACAGATGCAACACTCGGTGGAGCAGGAACAACTGGCGGTTTCACAGTTGCCTTTAAGGATGCAGCTTTGTTCTTAACTGCACCAGCAGCATCAGAAACAGCAGTTGCTGCCTTAGCACTAGCATTTGACTCATGAACGGATTTGCCATATTATTGCTTCAATATATTGTTAGGAACATAAATTTCTAATCCGGCAACAAAGTCGTTTATAGGATCTACAATAAGGTCGGGATTTCTTATACAAAATACCCACCATAGGCGAGGAGTTCCATACTCTTGTTCGCTAAGTAAATCCGGGCGTTGGTCAAACTCTGGCGGAATAAGAATAATTTTATCAAAGTCACTAGCAGGGATCTGGCGCGGAACCCATAGATCTAAATACCAGTTCTTTATAGGTGTGCTTAGATATTGACTACTATCTTTAGAATTAGATGCCATTAAATATATCCTTTACCGACTAGCTTACCAGTTCTAAAGTCGTCTAAGTTAAATTCATTTCTTGTAGTTATAGGTACATATTGTGTATCGAGTTCAACGGTTACATTCATGTGCGTAGGCACCCACGAATATCCACCGCTATCTGCTGCCGCTCTTTCCACCGGCTTTCCGGTACTATCGTTGTATCCTTGTCCGATTGTTCCTGTATAAACCCTAACATAGTCGATGTTTGCGTCAAGTGTGTAGTCAAATGACTTGACAATAACCGGAACATTATTAAACTGGTATTCGCCGAGATAATTAAATAATAGAGTAGGTGGTGGTGTACCGGCTCTGTTATAGGGTGTTGCTCCGAAGTACATCTTTGTAACTGACCTGAAGAAATGTATAACAGCAAGTAGATATAGTGCTTCGTTATCGGTCTGGGCTGTAAACTCTGCAGAAATTCCTATAGCTTTCGGATACGATCTTACATATGCATTGTAACCATAGTTAGAATGAATAAAACTTGTCGGATCGTACTCAACTGCTGCGCCAGTTGTTATAGACGGAGTATATGGAAACAACACACCGCCTGTCTTGTATAAAGGATATAGAATGTTGCTAGCATTATTAGGACCGAGGACTGTAGGTGACGGATCTCGTCCTGCCTTAGGTCCTAATCTTGCTCGATAATCTTGTTGCGGCATCTGATGCTCCTTTATAGCTTATTTATCACGTCCGTAAACGTGAGTTTTTATTCGAAGCAATTGACACTCGTAACACGAAGTGTTAAACTAAACGAACGCCTAATACAGGAGAAGATTTAATGGCAACATTACCAGACGAAGACGAAATCGAAATAACTTTCGACGAAGTTGTACTAACAGAAGCCGATTTTGCTGACGTTGAAGATGAAATCGAGGAGGAGGTAATAGTTATTGCTCCTGCGAAAAAGATTAACTATCTTAACAACAAAGA